ATGTTATCAGCAAATGTAGTAAAACTATTAAACGACCAAATGAACTTGGAATTTTATTCTTCTAATTTATATCTACAAATGAGTGCTTGGTGTGAGCAAAAAGGTTTTGAAGGTGCTGCAAAATTTTTATCAGCTCATGCTGCTGAAGAAATGCAACATATGCGTAAATTATTCACTTATTTAAATGAGACAGGCTCAGTTGCTCTAATTTCTGCAATTGAAGCCCCATCACACGAATATAAATCATTAAAAGAAGTGATTGAAATTACCTATGAACATGAGAAATTGATTACAAGTAAAATCAATGAATTAGTAGGTAAAACTTTTGAAGAAAAAGACTACTCTGCATTTAATTTCCTACAATGGTATGTAGCAGAACAGCATGAAGAAGAAAAATTATTCAGTAGCATCTTGGATAAATTGAATCTTCTTGGCGAAGATGGTAAAGGTTTATTCTTAGTTGATAAAGATTTAGGTAATCTTGCTAACGAAGCTTAGTCTAAGAGTATAAAATATTTATGAGCCTAGTATTACACTAGGCTTATTTTTTTATTTGAGATATTGATTTTATAAAGAAAAACCCCGTATAAAATTATACGGGGTTAAATAATTGTGGTGCCTAGGGTCGGACTCGAACCGACACGTTTATTCAACGGCGGATTTTGAATCCCATAATTTATCAGTAAAAAATACATTAATTAATAATTAAATCAAAGACTTGCACATCATTTTTTTGATTTACCATTTTCATATTTTACCCATCTTTTTTATATTTTAAGTCAAAGTTACGTCAAAGTTTAGTTACAATGTCACTCTATTTCAATTGCATATAAACGAAACTCTACTTACGATAGGTTAAATTATAAGAACAAACAACGGCGGAATTATCCGCCGTTTTAATTTTAAAAACAGTTACTGTATTTTGGATAGTTTATTAAATCGTGCATCATGCTGTTTGCCTGAAACCTCGCTTTCATAGGCTGTTTTGCAGTGATTGCTATCAAAGAAGATACCGTTTATGAAACGATATAGTACTCGCCAGCGTTTTTTCGGCTGTGGTTTTAAACACGCGCGATAAGTTCGGCTAGAAAGGGTTTCATCTGCTGCGCCACCTGTGAGGGCGTTAAACAGTTGGTCTATGGCAATCACAACGTGATAGCCATAGCGTTTTAATTTGCATTGAATATCCATGCTTCAATCTCCTGTTCAAGTGCGGTTAAATCATCGGGCGTTTTTAAAGCCAGTAAGCGGTCTTCAAATGCCTGAGCAAACTGAGCGGATTTTTCAATCACTTTGCTAATTAGCATATCCAGTGGTACACCACGTACACGCGCAATTTGTGAAAGCATCGGTGTGGGTGTGTTGTGGTCGGCTTGCCATGCGAGAGCCTCTTTTTCTTGACGGTAAAAACTTTCAATTTCCGTCTGTGGATAGCCTGCCAGCAATCCATTTTTAAGTTGGTCGGCTTTGTCCGCTAACTTATTGAGCAACCCTTCTTTTTGTTGTGCAAAAAGTGCGGTTTGTTTTCAGCTGAAATTTCCCACGTAAGTGTGTCAAGATTTAACACATGTGCTGCACTGGGTTGTGGGTCAATTAATACAGGATTGCCTGTTTTATCTGCAATGATTTGTTTGCCTTGCGTTTGCCCATTTAACAAGGTGCTATATAAATCATTGGTAATTTGTACTGCATGAGCTGGGATATTATGGATATCGTCACTCAAAAAACACTTGTTTGCACTATCATAGTAATACATATTTAGACTCCTATTGCACGCCAGTAAATAACAATATCTCGGTCTGATTGTTGCCTTACCGTCATCCGAGTTTGATCTAGCGACGCTAAAACTGGGTCTTGAGTAACTCGTTTATCCGTCATCACTCCGTAAGACATCACAACATTAAAACAAGATGATGGAAACCTAATCGGGAAGGTAATATAAGTATCAGTTATACGACCATATCCTCTGTTAAGTACAGCGAGCCCCCATTGTAAAATCATCCCATTTGGCAATTTACACCACCCCGTTTCGGCTAGATTTTGAGTAATAGATTGTGTAACTATCTCTCTTACTGACTGATTAAAATCCGTAATCTGACTCACGGTATGAGTATGATTACGGTCTGCTTTATCTTGCAGTCCTTGCGCTAATCGCCCTGCATCAAGCGAACCAGCATTGGTTACTTCACCATGGGATTTAATCCAAAAGACCACATCATCAAAACTATTAAGGGCTTTGATGCAAAGTTTTAGCACGAGAGATTTAGGGCGAGTTTCATCTCCACCTGTTGCCATTTGAGAGGTGTTTTTAGGTGAAACAAAACCATTATCGCCATCTCTATCATCATAATAATTGACACTCCACAAATCTGAAGAATGAGTAAATGTTGTATAGTCAAAATACGAATTATTTCTTCCTTGACTTGAGTCGTCGAACCAAGAATCGTAGTCTATCGGTACTCTATGCACATGTCGTTTTAACTCATCCTCTTGTATTTGCCCCACAGACAAGCCATTCCCCGCATTACGCAAAAATCTATCTGCTACTTTAGGCACGCGTTCAATGGAGCCATATTTACCAACTAAGTGACGATATAACTCTGGGTAACGCTGCTCGGTAACTTGCGCGGCAATCTCATCAAAGGCAATCCAGCCAGCAGGGATGTTATCCACGGCAAAATAAGCTGTCATCCCCACGTCGCTACGAGTTAAATCAGGGAGTTTGTTGCTACCCAACACCCGATATAAATCTGGAAAGGTTTGTTGGCTGAACGTAGAACCATCAGCACGTAAAAAACCTACAGGATTTGTTACCGCACGTGGAAATGATACTACTGCACCTAAAGGCAAGCCTTTTTTAGCAGCCTCGCCCACCGCATATTCGGAGGCAAATTTATTTTTATCTGCTCCATCTGTTTTGTGCGATATTGGTAAAATACCGGGCTCTGTTTCTGTTGCTGATTTTGCTGCCCATTTTGTATTGGCAAGCTCTTCGGCTGCAATGGCTTTGTCATAAGCCGTTTTAACCGCCGCACTGGTTGCCACAGTGTCTGCGCTATTGCTATCTACTGCAGAGGATTTTTTGCTATTGGGGATAACATTGCCAAGCGAGCGAGTATTGGAGTCAATAAGCTGTTTTAGCTGATAAGCGGTTTTAGGCGTCAATGCCAAATCTTCGCTTTGGCTATCGTAGCCAGTGTAGAGTTGGGTTACCCCATATTGAGTTAATGTCGCCTGAGCAATCTCACTCAACGCAAACCCCCAACGCACCCAATATTGGGAGTTTGATTCATTCGGGCTGTTATTTTTGCTATTTTTTAATGCTCGGTAGCTTACCCCTTCAAACTGAACGCAAGAGCCTTTAGTATAGTCTTGTGTAGCAGACCATTCGGGCAACCCTCGTTGCATTAAATAAGTGTGTTTTTCGTCAAGTCGTTTAAACAAAAAGTTAAACCACTCCATAGGAGGGATGCCTTGTGTTTGGTCAAATGTAATCCCCCAACCGCGCAATAAGTCGGGGAAATTATCGACCTCACCCTGTTTTGCAGATGATGCAAAAATGCTTTCATCTGGCTTATTTACTAATGCCATATGTGACCTCTATATTAGGTTGAAAAGATATTGCACACCTGCTTGGCGTGGCAGTATATCTAAGTGGTTAATTGCGAATTTTTTAAAATCAGATGTGATAGCGCTTGGAACAGAGATAGAGACGGTCATATCGTAGTTATCCACGATGTGACAACCTTCACCAAAAATAAATAGGCACGCCTCAATTAAGTTTGGTAGCGTGCCTATTTGGTAGTTTTTAAGGATTCTGCATTTAATCAAGAATCGATAATCATCATCAGATAATCTGACATAATCAGACAGTGGGTCTCGTTTACGATACCATTGCGCACCGCCTAGCCTTTTTTTGCTAAATCCCAGCGCATTGGGTGAATTGCGGAAACCGAAAAATTTACGTAATTGATAGCCATTAATAACCCGAAATTGCCCGACGTGTTTACCGACTAAATCAAGCTGATGCCCTGTTGCTGTTTCAATATTCAACACATCTTGCAATCGATATAACTCGATAAAGCCTTGCCCGATAATGTTTTCAAATAGCTTAATCGTTGAGACGGCTTTTGGCTTGTTTCGGTATTGCCAAATTAACAAATCAGCATAGCCCATTATTTCACCTCGATGGTTATATCCGTTGCTAAAATTCGGATTAATTCACGTGGCTGTGCGGTAATATTTTCTGTGGTAAGAGACTGCCCTTTACGCCCGATTTTTAGTTCTTTCACCCAGAAACCACCCACTTTATTAATTGGCGAATAAAGTCTGGAAAGCGAAAGATTTTGCCCGATGCCAAAGCGTTGAATGGATAATAATCGTTTGATTTCATCCTTATCTACTTCGGTGAAGTCTTCATATCGAACACAACGCATAGATACTTGCACATCAACAGGCGTTGCACGGTCGAACCGTAATGCTCTACGCTCGCCATTTACCGTTAAAGTCGTTTCTGTCGCACCTTGCAACCCGACCCCTGCCCCTTTGTTTTCATAAATAACGTGAGCGATTTGCTCATCTGCCCCGCCATCTACAATAATATTCAAGGAGTTAGGTTCAACCCCATATTTATCACGCTGCTTAGTGTTATTTTCTAGCACTTTAACTTGTCTAACATCAGGCAATGCGGCGATTTTGGATTGGATAGCGTCCGCCGAATTTTGCGCATTTTTGGTTCGACTGATGAAAAAACGTTCTCTTAATTGTAAGTCGGTTTCTTCTTCCTCGCCAATTTCGGAATTTTCGAATGTGGTTGCCGAGGTAAGCCCAAGCGTAACGGTCTCAATGGTCAAATTCGTGTTTTTTATGAGGTTAAACGCACCCAATTCTTCGCTACGAAAGTCTGCACGAGCAGAACCATTGCTATCTAACTGTACATCTGCCGTTAATACCCACCGCACTTTATGTGGGTCAGACACTACAATCCCCGCATAAAGGTGAGTTAAAGGCTCCCCTGTCAAAATCACTGAGCGCAAATAGCTATAGCTTGCTGCTCGTCTTATCAATCCTGCATAAGCAACACGCTGATCGAGCCAAGCACCTGTCGCAACATCAGGATCTAACTGTCGATATACATTCTCGGCAAGCTCCTCAATATCCATTTTCATTTGAGCAAGCAAGCCCACCATTTGCCCATCGGGTGAGTTGGGCGATAGGTCGATATTCTGCCCATAGATTTGTATAAATCCATCTTCAAATCGCGCCACGATTTCGTTTAATCGCTCAATTTGAATGCCTGTTTCAATCAGTTTTGCCATATTTTCTCCAATAAAAAACCCGATCGGAAATGATCGGGTGGTGATTTTAAGCACGCCCAAAGCCGCTTACAGTTTCCCGTAAGCGGTAAGTGCGGTCGGATTTTTCGTTGTTTTATAGGATGTCTAGCTGAAAGCCTGTTGCTTTAGGGTTATAGGCTCGAAGATATTTTAAGACACGCCAGTTATTTCCTTGCTCGCATTCAAATTGCTCTGTAATGCGTGTCAATACGTTATGGGCCTGACGGAGAGTATTGCGATATTCGTAAGCCACGCCATAAACGGAAGCAGCATAGTGCGAGCCAATTTGTTTTAATGCTGGGTGAAGTACTTGGCAAAGTTCCGTGCCACGCAATAAAGCGAACCACGCCCAAACGAGCTGTTGTAGGTCATGCTCTGTAAATTCACGGGTGAATAGCTCATCTTTTTTCTGTTCAGTGATAAGCTCACCTTCAAGCACGATTCTGTGAACATACTCTACTGCTTCAGGGAGTTGCTCTAATGTTAAATCTTCGATTGATTCCACATTAAAGCGTTGATGGACTAAATGATAAGCCTCAGAATAAATTAATCCCTTTTTGCTCACGAGCATATTCACGGCATTGCGTAAGCCTGTGCGATCATCTACTGTGGTTTTACGTTCTGCTTTGCCATTAAACCAATAATCATGTAACGCTTGATAACACTCTTTTTTGTATTTGATTAATGTGTCACGGATTTCTGGTTTGCAACGATTAATATCAATTCCAAATAACCAACCGTTTAAATATTCGATTGGTAAGCAAATCATATTTTGGTTGCCGCCATTAGTAGGTATGATCATGACGATCATACCTTGAGAAAGAACTTCATCACGTTTGATACGTAATACTTGAGGTTCCCATGCAAGACCAATATTTTCACAAATTGGCTTCATAGCAACATAGTGATTGCCATTTTGTTCAACGGTAATTAATGACTGATTGTTGAATGAAATTGTTTGGGTTGAGATTTGATTAGCCATTTCTGACTCCTGTTTGATGTTTCTGAAAAAATTTGACCTGATAGGATCGCCAAGAGGTTCAGAAGTCGCAAACAGTCGACCGGGATTATTCCCCTTTCGGGTATTTTATTCTCCGCCCTCTCGGCATAGATAAGATGTGGTTATGTATAATGAATGTTTAATGGCAATAAAACAAACAAGGTTACTAAATTTCACGCATAAAAAAACCGCTATGCTATCGGGTGCAGAATTGCCGCTGTTTGTAAGGTTTCTGACGCCTTGGTAAAAATAATAATGAAAAAAGCCTGCTTTGTAAACAGGCTTTTGAAAGCTTTATTGCGATTTTTTTCTAAAATTTTCGTCATTAATACAATACTCGAAACAATCACGAATAATGCCACTTAATCTTAAAATATTCTCAGGGCAATCAATAATAATTTGGTTGCCTGAAATCTCTAATCCTGCTCTAAGTATTTCTTTTTGATGCTCAGGAGTTAAGTCAATAGGGACAATGATCGAAGGGCGTTGTTTATTATCATAGTAGCGCAAAATCCATCTATTAGATTTCCCTTGATATAAAATACCAAAATAACTCTCCGTGTCTTTTGCAACTAAATCTGCATCGCTACCAGCCCCAATAATCATTGTTACATACTCTAAAACTTGTCTTTCAGTATATGTAGTAATAATTTTACAGTTGTCAGGATCTACAACATCTGCTTTTTCATCATTATATTCCACCTCAGGAACCACAGCAGGTTCTGTATCAATGGCTTTTTTCGACAATCCAGAAACAACCATATCACTTACAGCTTTTTCAACTGCTTGTCTTACTATCGGCGTTATAGACTCGATAAAGCGCTGATTCAACTGTCTTCCAATATTGGAACGGCTTGCTATATAACGAACAAACTCACAATCAACCTCTTTTAATGATGAGGATATTGTTTTTGTAAATGTTGATAGGTAGATACTTTCTTCAGCTAATGTACGTAATGCCTCAGGCTGAAATTTATCATGACAAAATTGAGATAATTGGAATATTTTGGTTTCGTCAAGTGATTCAAAATTAATGCGCAAAAATGGCGCATCATCCATAATATTTTTATCTTTTAGATCTGTGAAAAATCGCCATTCACGACCATTGCTAATTGCTGCAACAGCAACTTCTGGAGTTGCATTGAAATAGCGTGCTAATTGTGGGGAATGGTTTGAAAGATCTTCACTGTAAGATTTAGCCTCAATAAACATAACAGGGACATCATGACAAAATAAGGCGTAATCTACTCGTTCACCATTTTTTGCTCCGACAAAATCGGCTGCATACTCAGCCTTTACCTTAGTAGGGTCATAAGCTGAAAACCCTAAAATATCAAGGAAAGGAAGAATTAAAGCTTGCTTTGTTGTTTCCTCAGTTGAACAATGTTGCCCCACTCTCATTACATGTTGGGAGTGAGCTAAAATTCTCTCTTTAAAAATTTGATCGCTCATTTTTATTTCCTCTAGAATAAATTTGATATCCATTCTATGAAATAAAAATATATTCTTTAAGATTTTTAATCAGAAATTTTCTATTTTTGCGATCTCCGTCACAAAACTTTACTTAATTTAACTTCACTTTAAGCGTCATAACGTGCGGTTTGTTGTTGTCCGTAAATATCTTGGTAATCAATCGATATGGTCAGCTTGCGTGTATCTGCATCAAAATTAGCTTGATAATCAGTTATTCTGCTTACACCTTCACTTTCCAACACATAGCGTTTTATTTTGATTTCCCAATCCGCCATATTTACCCCTCGCCCCATTTGTTCGAGCCAAGGTAAACCGTGTTCTAGGTCTAAAAACCAGTCATTAGCAAATGACCAAAGGCGAGTTTGTACATTTTGAGCAATAGCATCGGACTCTGTTGCGTAGTTCGAAAAGCCTTGCCCAAATGTCCAATCGTGATTGCTATCTATTCTGCGTACTTTCATTTCACCACCATCTAATTGCGTTAATAAATGGTGTAAGAATGGATAAGCCTAAGCAAATGATAGCAAAAGCAATCGCAAAACGAATTAAAGGAGTTGTTTGCGTTTCCATATCTAATCCTTTTAAGATGAATTTGTAACTTTATTGTGGCACGCCTGTTTTACCGCCACTGTCGCCTGTATGTTTATGGGTTTTCCCTGAAATACCGCCAGCTTTCACATCCGTATCGCTCGAGATAACACCTGTGGAGCTATGCGAGCCTGTTTGAGAGGTATCGCCCTGATGTTCGATATTTCCTTTAATCAAAATCGAGCCGTTTTTGATTCTGATGTATGTGCTGCCATCAAGGGTCTGCATGGATAACCCTTCGGTAAAAAATCCGCCAATAGCTTTCGGCACAGAGCATATGCCAGGAATAAACATCGCATCGGATAAATCATGTAGCCTAAAATCTAAAGGCGTTGATGCGCTGCCGTTTTGCCACCATCCGTCAATGCAACGCTCGGAAAATATCGCTATCCCCTCATCGCCTGCTTTAAGCGGGAATGTCACCGCAAAACCCCCGCCACGAGGAAAACTCACGGGTACATCAAGAAGTGGCGGTATATCTGCCCCACTCCCATCGACTAACTGCATTTTTATTTGTATGGCAAGTGATACAGTTTGCTTGACTGGGTCAAAACTCACCACTTTTGCCGGCAATGCCGTGTGAAGGCTTAATCGGTCCTGCTGGATTTGTCTATCTGCTGCTGTTTCAGGGGTGGCGAGTAATTGTTCGTAGTTCATTAAATATAACCTTTGATTTATATTTTAAATATGTTATGATTTGCATAACTTAAAAGTTATGAGAGTTTTATGTTCGAGTTATTATTTCACCCTGAAGCATTTGCTGAAATTGAAGCCTTATCTCCAATAATGCGAGCTAAAGCATTAAATGCTCTGGATAAGTTAGAAACATTAGGCAGTGAGCTTCGTTTCCCGCATACGCGCGCAATGGGTAATGGTTTATTTGAACTACGCGCTGGCAATAAAGATATTTCGCGCACCTTTTTTGCTTTTGCCATAGGGAAGAAAATTTACATCCTGCGCACTTTTGTTAAGAAAACACAGAAAACCCCACCGTCAGAAATTGAATTAGCTTTAAAACGTTTAGGAGAAATGACCGATGAAAGTTAAACCGATAAGTTACAAACAAGTAAAAGAGACCTTACTTCAAGACGAAGAAACTAAAGCACTTTATTTGCAAGAAAAACGTATTGAGGAACTGCAATCACTACTCCAAGAAATGCGTATTCGTGCAGGTCTCACTATTTCTCAAGTTGCCGAAAAAATGGGTGTAACTCAACCGGCAATCAGCAAATTAGAAAAGAATGCCAGCCGGGCTTCATTTCTAACACTACAACGCTATGCGCATGCTTGCGGTGCCGAATTGCGTGTAGGTGTCATTTAATATAAATGACTGCACTTAACAAAAGTGCGGTCATTTTTTCCTGTCTTTTTTGTCCGATTTTTTAGGCTTTTCTACCTTTTGGAACTTGCCGCCGACAACTGTTAGTTTGCTGTGCCAATCCCCACCGATACCATCGCCAGAATGCGCAAGTTTTACAATCTTATACTCCCCATTGAAGTACTCAATGATAGATTCAACTTTCACAAGTCCGCCAATTTGTAATGCTGGGTTGAGTAAACAAGTCAGCTCTAGTCCCTCATCAGTTTGCTCTGGCGCATTAATCATTCCTGTATCTTGAGAAATCAGTACAGCATCATCACTTAGCACTTTATCTTTCGGCAGGAAAATAAGCGAGCCATCTTGGATAGACCAATCAGCCTTATTATTGCGTGCAATTTTGGTGAGAATATCTCGACTATTGCCGTTTAATACTCTGCCACGAGGGAGTTTGCGCTGATTAGGAATGTCAATGGCACCAGTCTGCACTTTAGGCATGGTCTTTTGCAATTCCTCAACAATCTGTTTGTCTGTTGCTCCTGCTTTTAATGTCGTTTTAGCTCTTGACTGAGTATAGGCTTGATGCCCATCTGAACACTCAAGCGTAAGAACAAAATCCAACCCCTCTCGTTGGATTCTTGTCTTGGTAATATCTCCCGCATAGATTTGGCGTAACTCGCCATAACCAACGGATAAGGCAACTTTCTTATAGTCTTGGCTTAATAATTGGTTGATATGGTCTCGATTTAAGTTCCACACTTGGATTTTAGCGGGATTAGGCTTTTCATTGATGGTTTTATCGATTTCAAATGCAACACGTAATTGCTCAATGCTTAACGTTTCTTGGTCGTTGCTAATGTCCAGTTTCCAACGTCTGCCAAATTGTTTCATACTTACCACCAACGAATTGCAGTAATTAATTCAGGCGCACGCCATACTGCAAAAGATAAAACCACTGCAATTAAAATGGCAATAAATCGCCACGCTTGTAATTTTGATGTCATTTGCAATACCCCTTTAATTAAAATCAAAATAGATGTAAAATTATCCACAGATATATCTACTCCTTTCCTGCTTGTGGAATGGAAAAACCCCGAAGTGCTTGCAACGCTTCGGGGTTTGTTCTTAAAAGTGCGGTTATTTTTAAGATGATTTTTCGCCTATATACAAAAAACATCGAGTGCCCAAATCTTCCATGCTCATTGGGCCTAATTCAGCACCACTTTCATCGTCCAAATAGAAGAAATAAGGCTGCGTAGTGCGCGCCAATAATGGCACTCCGCACGCAAGCGCATGGCCTCGGCAAATCTGCTTTTGATTTACTGGCTCAAATACATCCATCGCCCAAAACTGTCCAATACTATTAAATCGCAAGGTTAAGCGGATTTTTATGCCGTTAAATTCAAAAGTTTGCTCCTGATAAGGATGTTGTGTTAATGGAATTTTACGCATACGTCTTACCACCATTTAAAAAGATTGAAAAGCGAGGAGGTTCTTTTAGGTGTATCGTTTTTTGGTTGAGTCGAGCCTTGCTGTGATTTTGTTGCGGATTGAGCCGCTGCTCTACCGCTTTTACTCTTGCCCGATGCAGATGATTTAGATTGAGCTGTTTTTGTCTCAACAATAAATATCTCACGAGCCGTTATCGTAAATGTCGCACTGCCATCTTGTGATTGATTGACCGCTACAGATTGGATGAGCATGTTCTTGTACAAGTTAATCCCTGTCTGTATATCAATGGTTTCCCCTGATTTCTGGCAAGCTACAAGGTCGGCATAGCATTTTTGCACTCGGCCATCCCCTGCACTGCTATCAAGCAATCCGCCTAGCCCAAAGTCAGGCAAAAAAGGGGCAATGGTTCGCGCTTGATTAAGGAGGTTCTTCGCTTGACTATACGCACCTGCCACTTGGCTAATCACTCTCCCCGCTCTTGCGATAGTTTGCGATGTTTGAGTGATAACCTTAACTGGCAAAGGGAAGTTATTAAGAAAGTCTATCCCGCCACGAATATTGCCGATAAACGGAAGGTCTAAACCAAAAGTCGAATGGTCGTGATCAACCATTATACCATTAATGGTAACTTGTTTAGGCTGAATAACCGCATGGTCAGCAATGGCTGCACCTGATTCAATCGGGTTTTCTGTAATAGATAAATCCGACTGATGGTCTTCTGTTGTAACCACATCAAAGGTAATTTTGCCAATCTTGCGATTGGATACTTGAGCAAAATTTAACATAGAGGTTACCCCACAACAGGTGAAAGTTGATTATTGATCGCTTGAGCCGATTGGTCTGCCACTGCTTTTGGATTGTCCGTACCTTGGATATTTTGCGTAATGGTGATTTTGTTGTTGCTGTTCTTTTGGCTATTGTCTGTCATGGCACCATTTGTTGTTGCACCTGCCGCAGCAACTTGTGGAGCCGCTGTGTAAGATGGGTCAAACATCATTGTGTCATAGGCTTTCGTATTTTGACTTGCCGTTCCTGCCTTTTCTCCACTATCACTAAACCACCCTTTCACTGTATCGATAATTGGTGCGATATACTTGTCATAGTATCCTTTAACCCAATCGAACGCACTTTGGAATGGCTCTTTAATCCAGTCGGTAACTTGGGCGAACTTGGCTTCGATAACATCCAAATCTAACTGTTCGCCAGTAAATAAATTCCACAAACCAACAACAATCGCAAGCCCAGTTTTAAATGGTAGTTCGAGCATATCCTTAACAAGAGATAAGGTTGCACCAATTGGATCGACGCTAAAATTATCGACAAAGTTTTTCCACGTGGATTTTACCCATATAAAGTGCGCTCTTAAATGGCTTCCAAAATTCACCTAATGCCGTTTCTCCGCCTTCAAGATAAGTGATAAAGTCATCAACAAGCAAAAATAAGCCTGCAATTGCTGCGATAATCAACGTGACAGGGTTGGTAGCGAAAGCTAATAACATTCGCCGACTAAACCACAATAACGCTGCTCCTAATGCATATATTACAGTTTTCCAACCAACTGTATATTCAACAACATTATCGATGGCTGCGGCTAACTCAAACAAAAATGACAGTATTTTGCCAAAGCCGTTGAGTGTGGCTTTGATAAACTCATTATTCTCTGTGAACCATTTTGTAAACCGTTCGGCTAATCGCTGAATGGATGGCGCGACACGGAGTGATACGTATTCGCCAATAGCTGTAAATGCCTGAGAAACCTGCGTCAACTCATCTTTAAACGCAGCGGCGGTTTCTGCATTTTCTGCGTTACCCCCCCAAGCGTGAGCGCGCTCGCAAGGGCGATTTGCTCTTTCAGCTCATCATTACCAAGACGCAAGGTTTGAATCATCGAACCATCAATGCCGAGTTTCGCAAGCATCGCAATTTGCTCTTGCTCGCCCATTGCTTTCATCTTGTCCGAGATTTCACCCAGCATTTCGCTTGAGGTTTTAACATCCCCATTCGCTTTTTTGGCGCTTAGTCCATATTGCTCAAATGATTTAGCCCCTCGACCGATACCCGTTGCCGCCTCACCTATAACACGAGATAACCCTTCAATAGATGATTGGGCAGCCTGTGCAGATGAGCCATTGACCTCTGCAACCTTACCTAAGTTGTAAATTTGGTCGGCTGATTCGCCCGTGACAGCCGAGAGTTGTTTAATTTCATCGAGTGCATCAAGATTAGCATCAACAAAATTCTTCACCCCGATTGTGGCAGCGTAGAAAGCTGCACCAAATGCCGCAAATTTAAGTGTGGTTTTATTAATGCTAATGCCAAGCAATTCAAATTTATTCAATAATCCGACTGCGCCATATTGGGTCGCCCATAAGTCAATGATATTGTCAGATAAATTTTCTGTGCTTTTGGCGTTATCTTCTACGGCTTTTGTATCTTTTTCGGTAGCATCGGTTTTCTGCTCAATCGCAGATTTGAGTTTGCCAATAACTTTCTCAACCTGCTCCGCACTTAATCCCGCTTCTTGTAACTCTTTTGAGAGCTGTTCGGTGTTTTGAAGAAAGCTCTCACCAAACTCAGATAAGAGCTTATCCCCCTCGATAAGTTTCTGCACCCACGCATCTAAGGCTTCATCTTCAGAAAGATTTTCTGTTTCGTCTTGTAGTTTCTCAAGCGATGCAAAAAACTCACTGAACTCAGGCATGTCTTTGACTTGCTCGGTTGCTTTATTCGCAGCCTCTTCTAGCGCTTGACCAAAGGCACCTAAACTTTCTGCGGCATCTTCAGTGCCGTCTCCAATTGCATTGAGGAATTGCTCAAACTGTTGCATTGCTTGGCTATCCGCATCAATGCCGATTTTAATCAGTAGTTCATCGAGTAGCATTGCGTTGCTCCATTTGATTTAATTCAACAATGACTTCATGAAAAGATAAAAGGTCGGCTAACGAATAAACCGACCTTAATTCGTGTAGTGAACAAAATTTTTTTACAATGGGCGTAAAAATAAACCAGTCAACTTTGCTGTCTGACTGGCTTATTTCTTCGCTTTTAGATTGGCTTGAATATTGCTCAGCAATCCGCCCCCACCGATAAAAAAATCAGCAAATTGATACATCAACCCTTCTTTTAATACTGGGATTAAATGCCCACGGTGTTGGTTAAAATGGCTATCAAAGCGTTCAGACAGGCGGTATAGTTTGCCATCTTGCTCGCATGAGGTATGTTTAAGCACAATATCCTCAAGCTCTTTAATGCTTGGGTCGCCTAAATTCGCCAATACAGTCGTCAATACGCTTGCACCGAGCTTTTTATTGTTACCTAATGATGATAAATCGACTGATTGCAATAATTTCATTGCATTTTTGAGTGCAGTCCATGCTGTCATCGCATTAGCTGGCGTCATCGTATAGGTGACATTTTCAATATTGATTTGTTTACTTTCCATTATTGGACACCTTTTTCAAGATTCATCGTCATTCTCTCAAACACAATCGTCCAGGTTGTCGCATTGTGTCCATTCCCGCGCACGTAAGGCGCAGGCGTGGTGAAATACCCTTTACTTGCCGTGACAACATCATCATTGATTAAGTCGCGGATAGCGAGTGTCATCGGTAAATAGGTTTTAATACTGGTTTTTTGTTGATTAAACAACTTCGATAAATAGGCGTTATCCTCAGAATGTTGTTTAATTTTTAGGGTTAATTTACCTGATTGGTCAGGGTTTGCGATAAATACGCCTGTGCCATTTGCACCAATAACCATTTGCCCTGCATCAACTTGGTTGGTCGCATTAATCACATCTGAGCCGTCTGCCCAGTCACTAATTTCTTTGCTGTCTAATAACACGACAACTTGTTTTGGATCGAAAACTGCCATAGTTTTTCCTTATATAAAAAAAGCCCCAGATGGGGCTTGTTAGTTTAGTGCGAAGTGGCTTAGTTGTTTTTTTCTATAACCTGATTAATTGCTGCCATAAAGGATAGAAAATTCGCATTTCTAGCTTGACGTCTGAAATAAAAAAGGTCAAAAAGCAACCACAATAATCCACCAAACAAAGTCAACATGGAAAAGAGTTTTAATATTGTGATCCCATATTGTTTTGCCCGGAATCTATCCACCGCTAACCAACCTAACCAACCAGAATAAATGCCAACATCAGAATCAGGGTAAACCTTAACGCGTTTGAGTACGGCCATTTTTTGAGTAGGTGTTAATGAGTTAAAACGGGGGCGAAGTATATCGCTCTGTTGCTTGGTAAAATTTGGACGTTCTGTTATGTATAAACGACTTAAATGATCAAAAGGAATATTTGGCACACCATCAATCATTTCTACGCCGCTTGCCGCACTATAAATCGGTATTCTGCTAGAAAGGCCTGTTCCTGGTATACCTACATTTAAGTTAGCTCCATTTTTACCAACATTAACCGACAACCCTTTTGCTCCTATTGTAGTTGAAACTCCTTTCTTGCCCAGATTGATATAGACACCTGGTGCAACTTTAACTCTCTTTCTAAAATTAATTGCCATAAGACCTCCTAAAGGAAAATATGACAAATAGTATAAATGATAGAAAGCTAAAGTTCACATCTTATCGGTTATAGTTCACAATCACATCGCTATAATGAATTGCGCCTGCTAATTTCACTGCGGTTTGGATTGGTGTCGCACGGCGTTGCTCACGGTCGCTATCAGATAGCGTATCCATCGGTGCAGCCCATACATAGTAACCCTTTTCAAGATAATCGCCTGTCGTCAAGTTACCAAAGCTATCGCCCGTCCATTGACCTGGTGCGAAAGCGCCATTGTTTACACCTTCTAAGCAGACTTTTTCAACCGCTGCAATTAATACCGCTTGGCCTTTGTCTGTTAATGGGATTTTGGTCGGTGATTTATACAAACGAGCAAATACCTCTTTTTGTACCGCATCGGCAAACCAGTCCAAGATAACAATTTCATCCGCAAATTTACCGCCCATCACCGTACCTTCAGCAATCATCGCAACATCATCAAAATAGGTGTACACATTGATGCCTAAGCGTTTAGCTTTGGCGAACTCCGTTGCCGTAATTTCATCTGCCGTAATAGTCGGTTGTTGCTTGAATTTGAGCGTTAAGGTTGAATTATTTGCCGCAAAGTTCGTTGATAATAAGCGAGCCAATGCAGAAGATGCTGGGTACATATCGTTTTTATCGAACATTGCTAATGTGTGATCTAAACCTGCATCATATAATTTCTTATAGATGTTATCAGCAGACCATTCAAGTTGTTCAACACGAATAACATTCGCACCAAACATTTTGGTATTAGCTTGCGCGTATTTTGCAGCAGATTCCACTTCGCCATCAGTAAGCTGTGCAGCAAACGTAAAGCCATACCATGTATTATTCACTTCGGCTACGTTAAATAATGCCTCTGCAACAGTTTCTTTTTTCAAAGAAATTGATGCCTTGCCTACTTTTCGGCTTGCTTGGCCATTTTCTAATTTAAGCAATGAACCAATATACTCACCGTCACCGCCACCATTAAAGGCGTAATGGATTTCGGTCGCTTTATCTTCTCCAGCGTTGTTAGCCGTGATGATAAAACGTTGCCCTACGCTATCGTAAGAAATAGACAAAGATGAGGAAAGTGCGGTCAATTTAGCTTGAATTTTGCTTGCAATCGCATTGAAATCTGGCGCATCAGCAAAAGATAGCCCATTTACTTTCTTGGTTTCAGTGCCAATAGTTAATGTAAATCGACCATTTACAACCGCTTTAAAACGTTCTAAATCGTCTGATAAGGTTGCACCGCTTAATGTGTTTTTGGTTGCATCAATGGTTGCAGATTCTTTTTGCCAGCGTGCAATAATCAACTGTTTCGCACGAGGACGTTGAGCAAAGAACGGACGCGCTGCTTTTGCAGTTTCTGAATTGGTGCCGAATAACTGCTCTACATCACGTTGATTATCGACATAAACATAACGCGTAGTCGCATCAGCAAATGCTTGCCCTGCCTCTGGCGTGAACAATGCCACTATGCCGAATGATTTACGCGCGGCAGATTTTGGTACAGTATTTAACTGCACATTGACAATCTGCGAGATAGATAATGCCATAAGGCTATCCTCCTATTTGTTGAATTAAATGGTTTGTGCGTTGCTCAACTCTTTCTATTGGATCTAAAGGTGTATCAACAATGTGATGATGACTAAATACAACATCAAACTGCCCTCGTTCTTCATAATCTGCCCCAACGGTAGCCGTTAAATTACGGACATCTGAAAAACGAATCACGCCCCATTGATTTGATTTGAGAAAAGAAAGAAACGCTGAACTTTGGAAAATGGCTTTTAGCTTGTAACACTGTGCAAGGGAATTTCGACCGAAACAAGAGATACTCACGGTGCTTTGCATTGACTGGGTGATACGCTCACGCTTGCAGTCAAATTCTCTCGTAGCCTGCCCTATTTCATTACTTGTCATCAAATCCACGGTAATAAAAGCAGGCAAAGGATTTTCAGGGAGCCAGCCACCAATAACGGCACCATTAGGTAACTGTAAAGCCTGTTGAATCCACTTTCGCAGTTTGGCTGTGTCTAACGCCGATATTGTTGTGGTATCCATATTTTCCCCAATTTGCTACGGTTTTTATTTTGTAGGTTTCCCCCTCATAAATAACCAAATCGCCAATTTTTAACGGCTTAATGGTGTAGATTTTTATTGAGGGAATAAAACGCTCACCTTCTGGCAATAACAACACATCATTAGGAGAGGTCGGCATAACAATGGCAGTCACGCTTTCATCGGTATAACTCGCCCCGAACCCATCGGATGAATGCTCACCTTGCAGATGTTTCACGGTGACAATTTGGCGAAATTTGCTATTTAGAAAGCGAGGATATTGGTTGATTAAACTCATTTAACGATACCTTTTACAGAATCACGCAAGTGTCCACTCCATATAAGCGGCTTTTTCTTAATGCTACTTGGATCTAATGTTGCTCTAAGTTTTTTCCTGCGTTTAGGATCTTTAATATCCTTAAGTCTCCATGCTATTTTGGTTGAGTCATCGTTTTCTACCCAACCGCCTTTAACAATATTTAACTGAACATCGCCTTGCGCTATGGATGCAATTTCCTCATAGATTTTGGCTATATCTATTCCTTGCTTGAAACGCTCAGCAAAAAGTGCGGTGTATTTCCCTTGGTTTTTAGACAAGGTTTGGCGCAAGAAAGGGCGTGATGGGATGCGCTCATTACCAAATTCCAACACGGCCGCCAAAGAGGCGAGATTAAAATTCTCAGCCCCCTCGACTGGCTTATCAAACTCAGCAGGAAATCCAACGTAAACCGCTTTGTCTTTATCAGCCTTCAATCGCTCAATTAACGCTTTTGCTTGCGCTAAATTCCCCGTAATTTGCACCGCCATTTACGCTACCATTACCCCAATGCCAACCAATTTACGTAATCGCAAATACTCTTGGCCATACGCCGTTAATTGATAATCTGCATCAGTGCCTGTCAGTGTTGGCATGGCATAGCTAACAGATAACTCGCCAGCACTTTCACTGGCGAGATTCCGATTCGCTCCACCGCCACCTTCAGTAGTCCAAAGCGACAAACGCAATAGATGAGCAGTCAATGCCAACACGCCACGCTGGTAGAGTTTTCCCCAACGAGATTGACTTACTTCCATTTCTGCATCCGATAAAAAAAGGTCGATTTTTTCATAATCAACCTCTTTAAACTCAGGATAACGCTCAAGGAATACATCCGTATCAAATGTTGGCATAATGACTCCCTAGTAATCTACGTAAAGTGCGGAATTTGGCTCCATAAAGGTTACGCCACCAAATGCCATGCGTAAGCCAGATTCATAAGCTAATAAGCCTTTTTGTTGAGCAGCTAACACAGTTGGCGACATTGGGACATCAAAGATAACATGCTCTTTGCTGTTTACATAAACCATTGCACGAGTTTTGCCACTTGTTACACGAGTACCAAAGTTTGATGGAAAGGCTTTAATTGCCACTTCACGACCTGCAGCCGCAGACAAGCTCTTAGTTAAGAACTCTAATGCGGTTGTATCAGTATTATTACGTTGCGTTAACGCTAAGTGCGCTAAATCAAGTGAATCAATCGCAAAGGTGTTTGGTGCTTCAATGCGTTTGGTTTTTTCCATGCCAGCAAGGAACATTTCTTTGAAGAATGCTACTGATTTGTCAAAATCCATCGCTTGGACTTTCGTATTTGCTGCCGTGCCTTTGATGTTGTAAACCTCAACAGACTTGTTGTTTAACAAACCAGTTAAACGAGTATCTTTGGCATGACCCAAGAACGCCACTTTTTGCAAGGTTTGTTGTGCGTTTTTATTTAACGCCATAATTTTGGCGGTATCTAACGCTAACCCTAACAATTTACCCTGTTCAAGCTCTGGTGTTGTCCAGGTTACGGATTTAGCTCATGGCACAATGTAAGAGCGAGTAGGCGTAAAGCCGACTTCTACTTGGTCTAATGTGCTTGTACCAGTGGTAATTAAACCATCATCAAGAGAACCATGCTCATCTGCACCATAGTGTAGCTTTTCAGTAACGCCTACTGCTGCTTGTTGGTCAACATAGACAAATTGCGGGAACACAATTTCAGGATATTTGGTTTCTGAAATTTCTTTGCTGACAGCCGTTAAGCCGTTTTGTACATAAGTTAATAATGACATTCATCACCCCTTATAATTTTGTAATCATCGCTAATTGACCTTTAACGTCAATCACGGTGTAGCCTGTTTCAATCGCATTTGCATCGGTTTCGCCTTGGATTGCGCCAGTTTTACCTTCGCCACCCGTCGTTAATACAAACACTTTACTACCACGAGATACGGTTTTCTCTGGTGCAATATTGACCCAAATCGCATCGCCTGTACCAATGTGCATCACATCGACTAATTCGCCTTCAGGCCATTCATCACGAATGCGACTTGCTAATACCACGCCAGCCAATACATCTGTTTTAGCAGATAAAGCTTTCACACCACCTGCAGGATTTAATGCCACAAATTCACCTGCTTTTACTTTGCCTGTGACTTTTTCTGCCGTCGTTTTTGCACTTGCAAGATTGCCCTTGCCTAATTCACCTGCACGTGCAGGTGCTTGTTCGTAAGCGTAACTCATCTAATTACTCTCCTAACTGTTGTAAGTTTTGTTGAAATCTATTTTTGGTGCAGCTTTAGGCGCCGCATCACCAAGCAAAATACTGCTAAGTGATTTGCGTTCATCGGCTAATTTTGCCACGACCGCTTTTGCCGTTTGGTATGCGCCCGAAATTTCCTCATCGGATAATTTGGCTACTTCGTCTTTTGTAAAAATGCCCTGTGCAACTACCGCACTTTCTTGGATTTCACGCACAGTCGCGTTATCCGCAAAATTAACTTCTTTAAATGCAGTTTTTGCATCAGCTAACACAGCGGCTTGTTTTACTTCTGCGTCACGTTTTGCTTGCGCATCTTTTAGCTGCTGAATTTCTTCATCTTTAGCTTTAAGGCGTTTTTCAAGTTCTTCTTTTTCCACATCATCTTCCTTTTTATTTTCAGGTTCAGATTGTTTTTCTTTGGGTTCGGTTGGTTTTTCGGCTTTTGGCTCTTTACCCTCTTCACCACCAGACTTTTCTTCTTCCTCAATTTGTTTTTTCTGTTCATCCGACAACTTGATGCCGAACGCACCTAAAAACGCATCGAGAATTTTTGCGGTTTTCCCCATAATGGTTTTATCCTCATCGGCAAGTTTTACACTTCCACCGCAGCGACCCTTTGCCACAATCGCTACGTGGTTGCCGATCATCGGCGACATCTCAAAATCTGCATCTTCAACGCTTGACTGAATGATATTGCAGTCATATCCGCAAGATAATTGCTCAACACCATTCTCCTGCACGGCTTTAATCGCAGATTCATCATAAATCCAAGCCTCTGCCGTGAGCTCATCGCCCACTCGCTTAACATTGCGTACGACACCGACCGAGAGCTGTTTCCAGTTTTTCGCATTTACCCCATCTTTTGGGTGCCCTACGGTTAATGTGGCATTTTCAAAACTCTTAATCGTTTCATCGCTAAACAACGATTTCTCAGTACGAGCGACCTTTTTAATGCCGTCTTCTTTTAAGCCTAGTTCTGTAGCGAGGTAATCAAATACCCCAACTTTCGAAATGGTTGCAGGCACAACTAAAAAACCATCCTTAGTGATGGTTCTTTGTGTGGCTGCTTGAGTAGTTTTGTCTGTAAATTTCATTTATTTACCCCAATAAAAAACCCGACCATTTCTGATCGGGTTGTTTGTTTTTTTGCAATATCACGCCAACATTTGGCTAATTATTGTTTGCGCTACCTGTTTTATCGTATCAAGCGATAAATCAAGGCTTTTGCTTTTTATTGTAGTTTTTAAGCTATTCCAGACAGTATCATTACGAATTTTGTCTAAGAATTCATGACCTTGCCAAGTCAGTGACCGAGCAACAAGGCTCAATTCATTTAGAGAGGAGTAATCTATCGCTTCAATCAGCCCTGCACTTTGCAATAACTTAAAATGATAAGACACTGTTTCTGAATCAAATCCAGTAAATCCATCAGGGGATAAGCTCCCTCTAGCCTCTGCCTGACTTTCCAATTTAAGCAATATAGAGCGAATTAAATCCCAATTACGTTTCATTCTTTACTACCTCTCGGCCAAAGCATATCTATAATCTCATAATAAGATGATGTTTAGACTGTTTAACATTTAAACTAATAATGATAAAATGAACTAAACCGTAGATTGAGTTTGGGAACGTTTTGGACGTATGCGGATGCGAGTTAATAAACTAGGAATTACGCACCAAACTATTCTGCGGTTATTTTTTTGATTTCCGCCTAATCCACATCGTTTTCATTGTCAGTTTTTTGTGTTTTTTACGCACTTCTTGAACGGTAAATATTTCATCTTCAATCTCTTTTTTGATCAAAAACGTTTTATTCCCCATATCACTTAATCCCGCATATTCAATACTGTCAAAACTTGAAATAATAAGCGGCAATAAAAGAATATCTTTTTTTGTTACAGCTCGTTGTCCTCGTTTACTTTCTGTCGTTTCATTGCCGTGTTGCTTAAATGTATGACGAATACCTGATTCGTCCACACTATGTTGCCAGTCTGAAATATCAAGCCCAATACTCTCTTTTGCCTTAGCTACCAACTCCGAACTAACACTGCCTATATCGGAATATAATTTATTACCACCTCTACCACTTGACGAATCAATCAAGTCAGATAGTTCCATTTTTCCAGATTTCTGAATAAGAGATTCTTTTTCATCTTCGCTAGATTCAGGTTTAACAATATCATCAAGCACCGGAATCTGAACACATCGACAATTAACATCATGACCAGGGTGACCAGTATCAGCAGGAGGATTGGTATATTCGAATATCTGCCCATCTTTTTCCGCATGGCTTTCACGCACGCACTCATCACCCGATGTTGACCACATGTATTTTTTTATGCCAACCTCTTCATGGCGTGCTCGAGTTAATGCTGCATTTAATTTTGAGGATTGGTCTCGCGCAATAAGCATTGCACGACTTTCTACATCTTTCCCCAGTTTTTTGAGTTGTTCGCCTAAGTCTTTATTCAATGTCCCCTGAACCATCGCTTACATGACGGCATTTTGCACTTTATCAAGATATTGCGTGCGAATGGATTTGATTAATTGGATGTTACTTACCGTTAATTCATTTACCCTTTCTACAATATTCGGACTATTGCGTAAATAGGCAGATAAATCGATGCCAGTTTGATTTTTTAGGTTGGTTGATACTTCGGCATGGTTTTGCGCATCACCACGACTAACAAAGCCATTGGCGATATTCTCGGCCTGTGAAGTGCGGTCGGATTTTTCGTACTTTTCTAATACTTTCATCAGCGCTTTTGCACTAATAGCCTGAAATCCTTTTGCATCATCCATAAAAAAAGAGCCTTGCGGTTGTTGCATGGCTCTTTCTACATCATCAGTCATCGTTTTGACGAACTGTTTAAGCTGTTGTCTATACCAAAGCTCTGTTCTCTTGCTCATTTTCACTGGCTTGAACTTGCGTGTTTTCGCCTTCTGGTTCTTCAAAATTTCTGGCAAGTTCATCAGCATTTTTCATGTCCTCAATGTCATCAGCAAAGATATTGGCAAATAAACCACTTTCTCGGAGTTCGTTTGCCACTTGATATTCATTTACTACACCATTTTGAATTAACGTATTTGTCGCTGTAGCAAAGGTGTTAAGCATATTGACTTGTTGCTCCTGTTTCACCACCGTCAGTGGTAAAAACTCAAACCACCAATCTTCAGGTTGTCCGCCAAATAATTCATTGCATAGCAATGTATCAAGCACCTCAAGCACAGGACGTAATCTTGTTTCTTGCAATCGATGGATGGACTCATGATAGTTTTGAATATCCTCATCACCACTCGCCAATCCTGAAACAGATTGCCCAAACAAAATGGTGACTGGCATATCTGCCGCGCCTGCCACCGCATTGCGAAACTCTGTCAGTAAATCTTTTAACCCACCAAAGGATAGCTCTTTTCGGTCGTACTCATTTTCTGCATCAAGCAAGAGGCTATTAGTCGCCGATTTAATCGACTGCACCGCTGAAATAACGTGAGCTACATCATTTTCTAAGCCTGCAGATATCTTGTCAGACAACCCTGCAATTTTGAAAATATCGATTTTACTTTCAAAAATAAGGTCGCCCACATTCGCAGAGGCGCTATCAAAGCGTTTAAGCACATCAATAATCTTTTCAAGGTCTGATACACCCCAAATATCGTTATCAGATAAAGGCGCATCATTGGCATTGATAATTAATAAGCGAGAATGATGCACTAAAACAGATTGTGTGCCGCCAGTAATGGTATATTCACTATATCGACCAAAGTTTGGTGAAAATACATCATCATCTCGTTGTCCTGTCGGGGAGATTTTCCATTTAGGCAAGATAATTAATTGTTTTAATCGCTCTGTAGGCTGTAACGGCGAGGTGATATTAATAGTATCGGTTACCACCAATAAACCCACTGAGCCATACAGGCTAGACCATTGCAACGCTTTAGTTAATGTCTCACGTAGTTTTAATCTGAGCTCGAGCTTAGTGAACTCGTCTAGCTGTTCAGATTTTAAGTCATTGGAAAAAATATCGCGCCAATTACGCACCATATCTTCCGAGCGTTTAATACAGACCTTGTTTGCAATCCAGTTATCACGCCATAATGCTTCAATCTGCATTAAGTCATCCGTTAAACTCAGCCCACGAGCATAATATGTCTGATCTTGTTTGCCACCTAACTTTAGCGCAAGTGATTTGATGCCATCTAAAATATTCATCTTATAAATCCAGTAGTGATTTAGGTTTCCCTAAAATATCCGTTATTGCCATTACAAGTGCATCGACTTGGTCATCGTGCGCGTGACTATCTGTTGCGGTAAATGCCTCGCACTCACTAATAAAATCCGCTACCCAAGGAGCATTTTCGGGTATCATCACATAACCACTTTCAATGTACCCTTGAATACCTAAAACACGAGTGTACTTATCTGCATCAACTTGAATGGGCGAGATTGGAATTTGATTATTCCTGCGGATAGCTTGAATTAATCCCGTGCCACTGGCTTTATCTTCCACATTTGCTCGAGTTAATATTCCAGTGTCCTTTTTCGCTTTATGTTTAGCCCAAACATCTTTTAATGTCTGCTCAAGTTCTGGCGCCTCCCATTTACCTCTCACAAGGTCAAGGATATAAACCTTTCCATCGCTCCCTCTGCCAGCGACAATAAAGACTGAATAGTCATTGTGCTGTTTAATTTTTTGTGCCGTATCAGCGTAGATTGCCTTGACTTTAATTAGTGTAGGGATTTTGTATCGACCAAACCAAGAGCCTTTAATAATGCCACCGCCTTTATTAGATGGTCTTTGTTGATATAAAGCATTCCACGCTTGAGAGCCAACAGCCTTTCTAATTTTACTCAATCGCTCTAAATCAAAGCGTTCTGGGTGTAATGGTTCACCCTCTTTGCGGAACTCTTCATCCTCTTCTGCAATCGCAGGAAATTTCACTATGCGCCATTGGTCTCCACCATTCTTCATCTCTTCAATTAATCGACCAGCTAAATCATCCTCGTGCCATCTTGTCATACCTAATAGCACACCAGATTTTGGTGATAAACGCGTATAAAGCGTGGTTGTGTACCAATCCCAAACACCATCTCGAACTGTTTGAGAATTAGCCTCTTTAGCATCTTTTATAGGGTCGTCAATAATGGCTATATCCGCCCCCATTCCTGTAATACCACCACCAACACCAGCGGAGCGATAAGCGCCTTTGTGACCCGCAATTTCAAAAATCTCACTATTACGCAAAGGCCGACCCGAGACGGTCGCAATGCGTTTATCATTTAAGGATGAATTAAGGAAAATGCCGTGATAACTTTCATCATCCATAATGCGCTGTACATCGCGATTCATTCGACTAGCTAAATCAGCAGAATAAGAACAGGCAATCATCTGCAAATCTGGATTTTTACCAAAGGCCCAAGCGGGGAAACGACGGCTAAATAATTCACTTTTACCACTACGAGGTGGGGCGAATATCATTAATCGAGGTTGCTTGCCATCTATTACATCTTGATAAAATTGCTGTAACTCTTGTGCAATGAGAATATTAAACCATCCTGTTACGAAGTCAGGTTTGGTTTGCAAGGTGAAATCAATCAAGCTCTTTTGAGCTATCATCGCATCCAGTTGCTTTAGATTTAAGCTCTCTAAGAAGTTTGAGTTCATCGACACTTAACCTTGATAAATCCATAGATATTTTTTGCTCAATCGGCGCCCCATTAACACCAGTGATTTCTTGCGTTACTTTATCGCCATATTTTTTAGGGGCGACTTTGGTGATGTACCATTTACGAGCATCAACTCTCAACTTAGCTACGCTAACATTTTCGGGAGTGGCAAGATCTGAAATCTCCAACATCTCCTCAAGCAAAAAATCGGCTTGGTCCTCGCGCGCACGCGCGTACTGCTGACAAAACTCATCGCTTTCATTTAACCAACGAAAGATAGTTCGTTGATTTGGCATTCCTGGTCGCTCACAAATCTTACGCAAACTTTCACCTTGAGCGATAAGCTGACAAATATCATCAGCCACTTCCTTTACATAAGATGATGGGCGACCAGTTTTTTTCTTCCCCACGCCATCAGACGTGGATTTTCCTTTCACGTCTGACATAGAAAATCCTTAAAATAACTTGAATAAAACTTATAAAACCTATAAAATACTTATTAATTAAACGCAATACTTTAGCTATGAAAGAAATCATCTATCAGCCAAAAGCATTAAAACAATTGAGAAAGATTCCAACAAAAGCACATATAATTGAAAAATGTGAGTCGCTTAAAACCTTTCCCGATTGTTCTAATATCAAAGCACTGACCAATCACACTTACGAATATCGTTACCGTGTTGGTGATTATCGTGTTTTCTTTAATATCGTTGGCAATACGATGAATATCGTATCTATTGAAGAGGTTAAAAAAAGAGATGAACGCACTTACTAATATTCAATACATTAATAATGAGCAAGGCGTCCCCGCTTTTGCTGTTATGCCAATTGCCACGCTTAACTGGCTAAAACAAAAAGCGAATTTTTCAGCCCCTATTGAAACAGGTATCCCTGAATCTGTCGCCAAATTAGCGTTATTAAACGATTATTCTGCATTGCGTGCTTGGCGCGAGCACTTAGGCTTAACACAAGTGGAAGTTGCAGGACGCTTAGGCATCTCTCAAGCAGCTTATTCACAACACGAAAATTCACAGACCTTGCGGAAAACAACTCGCATAAAAATGGCAAATGCTCTTGGCATCAATCCAAGTCAATTAGATTTCTAAACAAAAGCCCTTATTGGGCTTTTTTTCGGTCGAGCTTAAACTCGCGAGAACGCCAAGAAATCGGGTATGTACACTCTCCGACTCTTTCCTCCGATAGTGTCTAGCACTAGCCCCGTCTTTAATTTTTCTTATTTTTTTCTACAAATTTACGAATATTATCTACTTGGCTTGCGCACTTATCTCGCTCTGCTGTTACCTTTACTAACTGTATGACTACATCACCGTATGTCTCACCAGTAAATGCTGTTTTAACACAAGGTGTGGTGTAGGCTTGAGGCGGGTAAATATATTCTGCCTTGGTCGTGACTTTATTTGTACAGGCGGTCAAGAGCAGACTGAGGCAAACGAGTGTGAGCACAAGGTTGTGTCTTAATGATTGTTTTAACTGATTCAGCATTTTCTGTTGCTATCCTTTCTATTTCATCATTACGTTGCTGTTGTGCTATTACCGCATCACGCTCTTGTTGTAGCGCAATAGTCAATGCCTTATTGGCATCTTCTTGCTGCTGAATGGTTTGGGCTTGCGCTTGGTTCTCGGCCTTTAAGCTACTTATCTTCTGAGATTGGTACCAAGTCCAACCACACAAGCCCAAAATCAAGCAAAGTGCGGTTAGCTTTAAGGCTGTTTCAAATCGGCTAAACATAATGCTTTCTCTTTTTCTCTTCGCTTAACCAAACCTGGTATTTTCTTTTTGCCAACATAAACCCAATTTGGGAGCTGATTACACCCATCTATATATCTTCCGCGTCGCATAAACCCAAACATCGTTGAGTTTTTAACCTTGCCGCATCCATTATTAAACGTAACAGATACCATGGCATCAAACACAGATTGAGGTAATTCTCTTCCATTGGCATATCTATCAACGCACGATTCAGCAAGTTTAATATCGTTTTTCCATCGGTAAGCGATTTCTTCATTTGTGTATTTCTTGTTAGGCCCTATCTTTTGCCCAGAGTATTCCGTTGAGCCAATACCAACAGTCAATACATCAGCGGGGCATTTATATGGAGTCGCCATACACCCCTCTGCGTTACCGATTATTTCCGCTCCAGCGGGGCTTAATCTTAGCTCACTGCCAAATTGAGAGTACATAATCCCAATAACCGCAACAACGGAGCAGGCACCAATCGCCGTTCTAGTCTTCCTTAGTACCATTATCAAGCCCCTGCTCTAATCGTTTCATTCTTGCCTTGTGCATCTCTTCCGCTCTACGTTCCTCGTTCTCCCTAACCTTGCCTTCTTGGCACTTGGCGTACATATTAACGAGACCACTAATTAAACCGATAATCAAACCAAAGATGGCTAGCCATTCTTGAAATGAATACATTGCCCAGAATGCGCCAAAGCCAGACCAAAAAATACTTTGATTCCCTGCGTCTTTTAACATTTTCATACTCCACCCCATTTACAGGGCAATAAAAAAGCCCACGCATTAACGTGAGCTTGTGATATGGCAAAGGCGCAAGGAATCGAACCTCAATTAGCGGTTTTGGAGACCGCTGTCTTACCATTAGACTACGCCCTTATAGTTTGATAACAAAAAAGCCCCGACCGTTTCCGATCAGGGCTGTAAAATTCTTTTGTGCGTTTGCTATGTGCTAAAACCACGATATAGTACATGTAATACACTTTCACTTGCAAGTAATCAAGTAGTTTTATCATTTTTTTTCGATGTATAATAAAATCACTCCCCTTGAAATAGGAGCTTATCAAGGGGAGTCAGAAATTACATTTCTTTATCTGAATGCGCATGCAACTCGCGGTGCGCCGCATTTGCTAAGAAATGGCTACGATCTTTATAGTAGTTACCCATTGCTGCAACACGGCGATCAATGCGCGTTAATAAATATTCAGGTAAAGACACATTAATACGCTGTTTTTTACCTAAGTATTCTGAAATATCAACGTCAACTAAAAGCCAAGTATCAAAATCAGCATATTCAGGATCGGCTTTATAGTGCGTTACGCCTTTATCTTTTAGCGTGGTAAGATCAAAACCATCTTCAACCATCGCTTCAAGCATTATTGTAATGGCTTCTGACACCATTGGTAATAAATCATCAACATCGTCAGCACCGCTAAAACAACCATAATCTAATTGACAAAGTGCAGGAACGATCATTCCGTATGCTTGGTTTTCATTTTCTGGGGTTTCAACACCTACGGTAAAAATCATTTAATACTCCTCCGATTAAGCTCGGCAGAGCTTAAAGCCCTGCCGATTTTTTAATGGATTTTAAAGTTCCGATTGCTAAATCTTGTTTGGGGTGCGGAACTGGAAATCGCTTTCCAGTTTTCGGCGAGAACCAAATTTGATGATCACCTTTTCCATGCCTAACAAAATAACAACTATTTGCTTTAAGCTCCTTGATTAAGTCACCTGAGTGCATGCATCCTCCTTTGTCTTAATCAAGATGAATTATAATACACAAATACACACAAATCAAGATAAAGTGTAATAAAAATGCGGTCAAAATCGACCGCACTTCCCTACCCCAAAAACATAAACTTAATCTTCGCCCCAGTAAATGCACCTTTTAGGAATCTTACCCCCTTAGCACGCTCACGATACATATGCGCAGGGGAAATATGGAGTGCGGTACAAATATCTCGTTCATTCGCTTGTTGAACGTATAGCGCCATTAAGATTTGGTATTGCAGCAAACTATCCTCGTGAAGATTCATTATCTGCTCCTCAATTTTTAAGCACTCGTCATCTGTTAAGAATCGAATGTGAGCCTTGCGCACGGTAGGTAAAACAGGAATAGAAATTGTCGTGCTTGGGTATTCTGTGCCAATTCTGTCTCTACCCCAGCAATTACCCCACTTTTCCAACACTCTCTCAACGCTATACGACATTCTACTCTCCTTCCAGCTCTTTAATTTTTGCCTTGTAATACTTAATAATCGCCTTGCAATCTTCAATGGTGTATTTCTTTGGCTCGTGGTCTTGGCGTTCTAACCACGCTACCTTATCCGCACCGATTTTATTGACGAGATTTATTCGATATTCGATGATATTTCCGCTTTTATGGTCATTACAGGGTGCGCATTGCTTATGCACGTTAAGCTCACAAAATCGCAATTCAGGGCATGCTCCCACACTCCGATAATGCCCTGCGTGGTATTGCCCTTGATGATACCGACCGCAACTGATACATGGTTCGTTTTTATCTCTCAGACGGATAAATTTATTAAATACTGACTGGGCCTCTTTTAGCCATTCTGAACGACTTTTTAATTTAGCTTTACGTTCCCTTTGCTTTTTCTTTTCTGCTCGTTCTTGTGCTTTTTGCGCGTTTTGACGAGTTAAATCAAGTGCGCATTTAGGTGAGCAGACTTTTTGGAGAGAGCTTTTGGGGATAAACTCAATGCCGCACACCTTGCATTTTTTATGCTTGAGGATTTTAGTTTTTGGAGTAGTCACCATTTCACTCCGTTAATCAAACTCTTATTCTTACTACCTGACTGTCTCCACTTGCGCCAGTCGTCACGTTCTTTTGTCAATCCATGCGTTAGTTTTTCGTTTACATCATCAACCGATTTACACGCTAAGTTAGCCACTATTGCTGTTGCTACTAATACCGTGAGTTTTGTTTTGTCGTGATCAACATGACCTATAGGGCCAACATTCACAATCGGCTTTGTGCGTTCAAATTTCTCTTTACTCATCAAACCACCATCCATCACCAATAAACCAATCCAAAATCACAACCACCACGGCAATAAAAATCATCGCAATGAGCAGGAGTAAAATTACCTCTAACATTATTTACCCTCGATCGTTTCAATTTTTGAGCATTGATAAACGTTTTTGCCAACGTAAAACTTTCCCAATCTCTCGCACTCTGTTGCGACCGTGCTATGAGCAAAATACCAACCAGAAAGCCAACAAGCTCCACACAAGACAAGGATGGCAGCAAGGGGCTGACCGAAAAGAAAAAACAACATAGCCGAAAATGCAATCAAAAATAAAATCATAGTTCCTACCTCAATCATCGTCCGTAAAATCCCCATCTATCGTTAAATCTCACACCATTTTGCACACCCCATGCGGTCGTATATTCAATCAAGCTGGCCATGCGTCTAACACCCATTTTTGATGTTTGCTCCCGTACATTAACCAACTCTCCTTCAATTCCGGTAACCAACTTATAGGGTAGCTTTGTTGCGATGGTATGCCCGCTCACCAATAAATTTTTCCATCCGTATAAATCGTATTTGTCGCCTTGCCATAACGCCTGATTTGATATATCACCAAGCATTGCATGAAATTTATCGTTCTGCTCCATTGAGCGGGTTTTTACTTTTATCTCCACAACAAGAGGATCTGATTCGTTTATTGGCAATTGGCGGATAGTGTCGATCACTCGATTTCTTACTGCCTCATTGACTAAATACATCCGAGGGTAATTATGCTCCATCATAACCACCTACTTTCTTGATAAAATCAAGGCTAATTGAACGTGTGACAAAATCTTCCATTGTTGGATCAAAGACTACGACCATTTGTCCTTTGCTATTCCCCCTGATTTCTTTTCCTGTTACAGGGTTGATAAATGCAATTCGTCCACCTGTGATATCAATCACTTCATTCGCCACGCCTTGAATGTGGTTTTGATACCATTGAGTAGATTTATCATTGTTGAGTAACATCACGACTAAATAACCAGCATCACATAATTCTTTCGCACGTTGTAAATATGGTGTAACGTTGGAATAAGGCGGGTTCACATAGATTCTTAACGGAGCCGAACAACGTTCTGCGGTTTCATCCAACAATACATCTAACATTTGCTCAATCGGCATTAGAAAGTCATCTGCGATTGATTGATGCTCATCATTGTCTGAGTTAGGTTCGCCGATATAGCGCCATGTCAAGGCGTTGTTTGCTGTTGCGCAACCATCAAGATCAAACCATCCGAAACGTTGAGATAGCCATTCAAAGACATAGCGGGGTGTTTGCCATGTATCTTTATCAAATTGTTGTTCTGTCATTGCAATGCCCCTTTACCATAACTTTTAGCCGCATAGGTTTTGGCTTGTTGCTGTGGTTTCTCGTTGATGAATTGGTATGCTTGCGCCTGATCGCAATCGAGGAAGTGACCTCTATCAAATTTCATATAGGCTGTGCCTAATCCACCAAATCTATTCTTAGTCACAATGGCCTCAGAGTAAGGATTATCACAATCTGCCTTGTATGCGCCCTCACGGTAAAGCATGATGATTTGACTTGCATCTTGTTCGATTGAGCCTGAGTCACGTAAATCTGAATTAGCAGGGCGTTTTACTGCACGGCTATCTACATCACGGTTAAGCTGACAAAGTAAAATGATTGGAATGTTGAAGTTTTTGGTAAAGGCTTTTAGCTTGCTCATGGAATTTGCGATAGCTTGGGTTAGATTTACACCACGCTCTTGCTTGTGATTCATCAAGCCTAAATAATCAATTACAACCACAGATGGCGCGCCTTTCTCGCTAATATGGTTTTCGGTAATTGCGCAAATTTCATCGGCAGATAAACCACCACGATCTACAAAGTAAACATCTTGCGACCGCACTTCTTGCAATGCGCTTGTTAAGCGATGATAGTCGCCTTCATCAAGCTCGGCAGGATTGCGCAATTTTTTTACGCTTACGCCACCAGTAGCACTTAATAATCTATCGACCAGCTGGAAGTTACCCATCTCAAGGCTGAAAAATAAAACTGAGCCATGATTTTTGGCAATATTGCGAGTCACTGTCAGACTAAATTCTGTTTTACCTGTTCCTGGACGACCAGCCACAATGACAATATCCGTTGAATTTATGCCGCCAAGAATGTTATCGACCGCCTCAATGCCAGTGTAAAGCAAGCGTTCTTTGAAATCGCTTTTTGAACGTTTTTCTAAAACATCCACGTAAGAATCGACCAGCTCACCCATGGCGATTGGCTTGATTTCTGTTTTGCTGACAAGGAGTTTTTGGATTTGGTTAAGTGCATTTTGAGTGATTTGGTCTACTTGCTCCTCTTTCGCGTTGGCTAACTCCCCTGCCATTTTCAACAATGCCTGTTGAGCAGTACGATTCATCCAAGCAGAATGGACTTTCTTTGCATACCCTAAAATATTTCCGCTGTAAGCATATCCGCTTGCTAATTCTGCTAGATTGGCAAAGTTTTCACCGTAGTCTTGCGCAAGTAACAAAATATCAATCAAATCATCTTTGCGAGCCTGTTTGCGAATGTTTCCGTAAAGTGCGCCAAGTTGGAATGTGGCAAACATTTCAGGTTCAAGCCAACTCATCACTTCTCGAGCTTGTGGGGATAATCCGCCGTTTAAAAACGCACCGACCAAAGAATATTCCAAATCGTAGATTCCGTTACGCATTACAAATTCCCCTCCAAAACTTTATCCAACGTGTTTTCTCGTAGTAAAAAATCAAAATCAGCTTTCCAGCCCCGGTTATTCTCACCGAAATAAAACTCACGAGCAGAGCGCATAAAATCCGTAAAATATTCGCCCAATGCCGACGCACTACCATCGCCAAATCGTTTTTTAAACACATCAGAAAGTTTCTTCACGGCTCGTTTGCGCTTGTCACTCAAATTTGACGGATCGGCAATTCTTGGCAAAGCAACGCCTGTTAAGTCCAATGCACCGTTGTAGGCTTGAGCTATCCCGATATAATCCGTTCGATCAATTTTTTGTTTTTCATCAGAGGGCGTATCGCCCTGCCCCTCCGTCACATCGGCGCCAGCCGATTCCCCTTTAGGGGGTTATTATTAGGAGTCTCTTGTGTATTCTCTTGGTTATTGGTCTGCTCATTTTGAACAGAAGGATCTGCCCAATTTGAACAGTTCGACTGCTCATTTTGAACAGATGGACTGTCATTTTTAGCAGTCGCAATAGCAAGATTATCTAAGGCTTCATAATTGATTGTGTACCACTTCGTTTTATCCACTTTCATTTGATTAAATTCAGTGCTTGAAATCAGCAAATTAAGCTCTTCTAAATGATTAATCGTGCGTCGAATCGTGGAAACAGAGAAAAAACGAAAATGTTTTTCTTGCCATTCTTCATAGGTATTAAATACCCAATGTTTACCTTTAAATTCTTTTTTGCTACGCAATAGCAACCAGTGAATTTGTTGTAAAATCAAGGCTTCATTTAAACCAATGGCTTCAGCCAAAGAAGGGAGAACTTGTAGCGGCTGATCGTCAATTAATAATTTACCAATACTCATAGCATCAACTCCGAAGCATAACGTGACGCGATAAATTCAATGCCTTTGCTTGTTACACGTGTCTGAGTGTAATTGTGACCGTGTTCAGCAGTACCTGTTTTAACCGTAAAAAGATCTTTGGTGTGTGCCGATTGATATGGCAAAAGCACGCCAGATTGACGATACAAATATTTATCTTCCACCAAGCGATTGACCAATGCACGCTCGGGCATTTTTAAAATCTTCGCCGTCTCACGAAATGATTTACTCGTCCCTACTTCCACATAGTGATCAACAAAAGCGACTTTAGGCGCATTACGCTCTTTTTCTGCTTGTAACTGAGCGGCTAACATCAACGCCTCAGAAAAAGATTGCGGAATAAGTGCGGTTGGTTTTTGTTGGTTTTCCAACTCTTGCCAGCGATCAACGATTGCCGCAGTAAATTCAGGACAATTCTGAGCAACAACAATTAAACTATCTCGTTTGCTTAGATGGTACTCATAATAAGTCTGACCGTTCTGTGGATGGGTGTAAGCCATTGGCTGATACCCCCCAATTACCTCTTTTGCGATAAGTCTTTCGATTGAACGACACAGATCGCTATGGTTTTTATTGATTAACTCCGCAATTTCCCGACTGCTCATCGTCAAAGTGCTTGTGTTTTCTTTCGAAATCGTTAATAATTCATTCATAGAAATAATTCCTATACTGAAATTGCCACGGTGTCCGTCGTGGCTTTTTTTATTTCTTGTGTAACACAATCGCACATTCAATCGAATGTTGTGTTGCAGCCAAATGTTTACTCAATGCTTGACGGATTTTGTCTTCTTCTTGTGAAGTGATTTCACCGTCTTCTAACGCCGTTTCTAATGCAGCAAATAACAAGCCGCGCGCGGAAAGCTCGTGCAGTTGTAAATTGGCAAGCTCAACCTTGTCTAATTCCTCCTCTGTCACATCAAGTACAAAACGACCACCAGCGGTACGGCAAAGCTCATCGATAAAATCAGTGCATCCATACTCAAGTTGCAGTGCAATCAATTCTTCATTTTTGAATCGTTGGCCTTTTATTTGATAAAGGCGATTCTTTAATTCACTTTCGGTAAAACCTAGGAATCCAGCTACCGCACTTCTCCCCCCAGGAATCCGATCAATCATTTCGATAATAACTTTCTTCATTTCCATAATTTTTGCCTTATTTTTATGGTTTTCTTTTGGGTAAAAGTTGGTAAATTAATCCCACAAATCAGGACGTAATTCGGATTTCTTGACTTTTCCAGCTGTAAGTTCTTCAATCTTTGCGCAACGTTCCGCTGGTACTTTTTCACGCCACTTGGAAACAGCCCAAGGGGTAAGATTGAAATGTCGAGCCATAGCCGAAATACTGCCCACGATTTCATAAGCTTTTTCGATTGGTAGCATTTTAACCTCTTTATTCTATTTAAAGTAGTTTAATTCTACTACTAAAAATAGAATTGAATCAACTATTTTAATTTTGTATCTTCTACCTTTAGTAGAATAAAGGAGCATCTATGACAGATTTAGCAAGCCGACTTAATGAATTAATGGCTAAACAAGGCAAAAATATTGTGGATTTACAAAAAGCTATTGGCGTAACCTATGAAATGGCTAGACGTTACACTTTAGGCACTGCAACCCCGAGAGATAATAAAATTGAAGCTATGGCGAAGTACTTTGGAGTTACCCCTGCTTATTTGAAATACGGAACAGCCGATTCTTTAGAAAATCAACTAACTTCTAATGTGAAAGACGTTGGCTCATTCGACTTATGGGATCGCAATACCCCACTAAATAGCGATGAATATGCCGTTCCGTTTTATCAAGATATTAGGCTTGCTGCCGGAAACGGCTTTGCTGATGACATAATGGACTATAACAACTTCAAATTACGTTTTTCCAAAGCAACACTACGTAAACAAGGCGTACAGTACGAAAATGCGGTATGTGTAATTGCTGATGGAAATTCAATGGAACCTGTTATTCCGGATGGAACCACGGTGGGAATTGATTTGGGCAATAAGACAATCCGAGACGGCAAGATATACGCTATCAATCACGGTGGCTTGTTGCGCATAAAACTACTTTACAATATGCCAAACGAACAAGTGAAAATCCGCAGTTATAACACCGAAGAACACCCTGATGAAATAGCAGAACTACAAGATATTTCTGTGTTAGGGAAAGTGTTTTGGTATTCAGTATTATTATAGAAAACATAATAACTAAAACGACTTCTACATAAGTTACCCAAGGAACCAACTATGGATATTCGATTATGGAGATCTATTGTTAGACAAAGAACATTACGAGCTCTCACAAGTAAAGAAAAGAAAATCAGACAAAGAGGCGGAAAGCCTAAATATAAACAGCTTGCTCATAAATCCTTTAATCTTTTTGAGGTTATCGCCCCATATAAAATTATTTTAGCTAAAGAAATAGGGTATGAATTTGTAGCATTTAAAGAAGAGCTCGAAGAAAAAGCAAAACTAGCAGCACGAAGTCGAAGTCGCCTGAAACTAAATTTTCGGGACACTGATATTATCGATGCTGCCGCTTGTAGCGTTTTAATAGCTGTTTTAGATACGATAAAATCGCAATATAGAATCTTGAAATTTCAAATTGTAAGACCAAAATCAAAACCAGCAGATCATCGTAAACATATTCCCTATGATGTTGATGCTATATTTTGTCATATAGGACTATATAAATCCTTAGGGTTTAATTATACATCTTCATCTTCTCAAGAAAATGTGAAATGTTGGCATTATGTTTATAGTGATAGTGCAGATGGCGAAATCACAAAGCCACTATTAGATGAACTTAAAAGTATGGGGGTGAAAGGGATATATCCTAGTTACATTGAAGCGATTGCAAATGCGGTAGAACATGCTTACGCCCAAAATATTTATAGTGAACGAGAATTTCCTATAAAACGTTGGTGGATGTTGCTTGCTATCCTAGAAGGAAAATTGTCACTTTTTGTTTGTGATTTGGGTCACGGGATCCCTAATACTCTAGAAAAAACACAGAAAGCAAATGTACTTTCTGCTATTTGGAATAGACTAAAGCAGCTGGGGAAACCGACAAAAGATTGTTTATATATAAAAGCCTCTACCCTCATTAAAGAAACCCGAACAGGATTGGGACATAGAGGAAAAGGGGGAAGTGATATTCGAGCATTTATTGACAAAACACCAGGAAGCAGGTTAATAATTCGTTCAAATCGAGGAATGTATGTGTATAATGGCAAAGATAAGCCCGATTTAACCAAAGAATCTAGATACTCTATTAATGGTACTGTTGTTCAGTGGAACATTCCGCTACAAGAAATTAAGGAATAATAATGCAAACTATTTATGTAAAAGATTTCAGTCAATATCCAGGTCCACGTTACATTAAAGATGGTAAAGCTAGTGGAGAGGAATTTAGAGATTCTATTCTTATCCCAGCAATAAAAAGGGATCCTGATATCATTCTTAATTTAGATGACACAGAAGGATATGGCTCTTCATTTCTTGAAGAAACTTTTGGAGGAGTAATTAGAAAAGGTATTTCTCCAGAGGTTGTTTTAAATCTTGTTAAAAACCTTATTTCAAATGACGACCATGATATTATTGACGAAATTAAAAGTTATGTAGAAAAAGAGATTAAGATTTTATCTTTGAAGGATAATAAATGACTCTTTCTGATCTAATAGCTTTCTCCGCGCTTATAGTTTCTATCTTTGCGTTACCTATAAGCTATATATTAGGCGCAAGGGGTTTAAAAAATACAGCTTATAATGGAGAGCTCTCAAAATTATCTGATTTGTGCGATCTTGTTTTTACAGAAGCGTTAAATATCCACAAAAAGACACAATCAAATTTAAGTGATGAAATGGATTACCACCTGATGATTGCATTTCATAAAAGATTGCAATCAAAATGTCTGGAAATTAAAAGCCTATCAAATTCAGAACGTTACCCTAGAATGAAGTTAAGAGAAGTAAAACAAGCAATTACAGATCATCTTGTATCAGATAATCTTGAGGTAAGGAACACTGCAATGCGTGGACTAATTTATAAGTTAGATGCACTAAAGACTTTCTTTACTCCTAAATTTATATGACACCTAAACCGCCTTCGTGGCGGTTTTCTTTTTCCTAAAACTCACCGAAACACCTCAAAAATCGACCGAACTTCCCCCCCCCTAATTTGCCTAAAAAATAGGCAATCAAACAACTTTTCTCAAAATTCTTTTCTTTTGAAATCAACGGATTACAAATTAAAGTAGAGAATAAATCTACTTTTATACAAATTTTAGTTGCATCAACCTCTACTTTTAGTAGAATAACCTCATCAAAACGAGATACACATAACCAACATCTCAACGCTCTTTAACAATACGATTAAAAACACATCGACCAACACTTAAGCGCGGCTAAAACGGCAGTGAGAATGACAAAGCTCACCGATTAATTAGCGATAAGTAGTTAGGAGTAAGTGACTTATGGCCTTGTTGTGATAACACGCCAATCCCGACGGATCGTAAATAGCGATGAACGGATGGAGAAAACCTTACATTGCGGTGTGAATGCTTACGGAAATGCAAACAAAGCCAATGGGTGGGAATAGCTAAACGTAAGCAACCGAACAGAGTCTTTTATTGCAATGTTAGACAAGCCGATGACTCGTAGTGAGACTGACAGTAATGCGCTCCCAAGAGGGAGGCTAACAAAGCGGCATGAAACAAACTATGCACGTCAACGTGACGTAAGAAACGTGACATATCGGAGAGACGGTAAATTTCAAAGCGCATTCGGCAGAGCGACAGTTTTAAGCATGCGAACGTGTCAAATGCAAGACAGAGTGCGCTTTGAAATGGTAAACATAAAACAAACGAGGTTAAAAATGGAAGAAAAACAAGAAAGCAGCCTATCTGAAAGAGATAAAGAACAAATCAAATTGGCTGTATTAAGAGCAGTTGAAAACGGTTGTCTAGAACCTGCATTAATTGCCGATAGATGTTGTTTCGCACTTGAGCGGATTAATCGTTACGGCAAAAATACAGGGGTTGGGCGTTGTGGAGCTATTTCCACCACTGCTCCTGAATAAATTGCTGTACTTCGGCAGACAATCCTCTCCAATAAGCATCACTCATACTTGCAACGAAAATAGAATCGTTGAAATCAGTCACTTTAGTTAGGTGATCTAAAACTTCATTAGCTGAATAAGAAGTGTGAAGATACCAAACAGATTGTTGGACTTTGGCCCACGCGCCTAGTTGTTTTATTTTTTCAATAAGTGCTTCGTAATTCTGTCCAACTTTATTTAAGTCATAAGTGACTAAGATATTATTTTTCATAATAATCTCCTTATTTTGTGTTGTGGTTGGAGAAAATTATATTCCTTATGTGTTGTGGTGACAATAAGGGCTTGAGCCTTACAAGCATAAAGAAAGGCACCCTATCTAGACAAAATCAGCATAGACTGATTGCACTACTCCACTGACCGCTCGAAAGAGCGGTATTTTTTATTAGTTTTTTGCTGAACTTGATGATTTTTTTATTCGTAAAAGTAAGGACAAACGATGACATTTAAAGAATGTATAATTTTTATACTCGCCATCAATCTCAACCCACTTGGATTGTGGATTGACAGCTTTGTATTGCCGAAATTTTTCGACCAAACTAGTCAATATATCCAAAATGATGAAGAACACTTGCCAACCACAAGTTGCGACAGTCAAAAGGAATGCGTAAAACAAGACGTAGTTCGGTAATGCTGGGAGGGGGTGAGAAAACAAGTAATCTTGTATCTCTTGTGGCATGCATATCCAACATGCAATAAGTAACAAAAACCAAATACAAATACGCAAAATCACCTCCTCAAAATGAGTTTTTAACACGGAAAAAATAGAAGAAATCAACGTTGCCCACATAATTAAGCCCTCTTTTTGTTGATGAATGATATTTGAACACTGCCATTCTAGCACAACACTAAGAGGGTTTTATTATGCGTAAAACATTTGACACCGCCCCCACTTCGGATTAGGATACCCTCACTTTCAACAGAAAGTCGGGAATTGGCGTTCCTGAATTGATTAGGGCGGCGAAAAGACAGACGCTCAAGCGTCTTTTTTTATAGCCGTAAAACAGCAAATCTACCTTTTGCTAAAATTTTAGTAAAAGCCCAATGATGAACTGTTTGAGAGATCGAAAGATCGCCGTTTACTCTAATCAACGGTACGCCAATCTTGAACAGTTCATCACCAACAAATTGGCGTTTGTTCGTGATGATTTTTAAAACTTTGATTAGAGAATCACAAAATGACAAACTCAAACTTAATTCCTGTTTTTGACGGTTTAATCCAAAATCAACCTGTTCAACTTTGCAACGCTCGTGAACTTCACGCATTCCTAGAAATACAAACTCGTTACAATGACTGGATCAAAAACCGCATCAACGAATATGGTTTCATCCAAGATGAAGACTACTTCGTCATCACCGAACGCACCAACGGACGCCCATGCAAGGAATATCACATCACCCTTGATATGGGCAAAGAACTCGGTATGGTCGAAAGAAACGAACGAGGCAGACAAATCCGCCAATATTTCATCCGTTGCGAAAGAACATTAAAAGCCTTGCAACAACCGCAACAGCTCGCCTTGCCTGAACCGCAAAAATTCACGTTTGAATTTACCGAATATGAACTTCAACAGCTTGCTTGGTTGTGGTTTGCTTTCAAACGTGGTGTCGGCACTTTCCAACATATTGAAAAAGCCTTTAATGTGTTAGGCTCGAATATGAGCGGGCAAATCTACGGACAGGCTTACGAATATTTAAGCGTGTTACGTTCTACCAATCAAATCTTAAACCGCATAACAAGCGATTTTAACATCGACCAAATGACAAACTGGCGTGTATTAAAACACTTGCGAGGCTTTAATCCAAAAGCAGTCAAAATCGACTTCTAAAAACAACGGAAAATCCGACCACACTTTTCCTCAAGAAATCCGTGCGGCGGATTGCTACACCCTAAATTCAACAAATCGACTAAAAAGGAAACAAAAATGCAAAAATTTACTGATGTATTCGCTGAAACCATCCCATTTCTTTGTAAAACAGCCATCGCCTTTGCCCTCGCTTTTTTAATTGGCAGTATCGCCTACTGTTTTGCCGATGAACCCACCGACTGGCACAACAATACGCTAAGCGAACAAATCCAAGCTGAAACACAGTGTGAACTGAAAGGTGGCATATATGAAAATGGCGTATGTTTACAACCAAATCTCACACTCGCAGCAGAAAAAGAACTGCAGGCTTACACCGCACAAAAACAAGCAGAAATTAACCGCACTTGGAGTAAATAATGAAACCTTCCGATGATTACTACTATCAACTTGGCGCCGCTTACCAACGTAAAGTGGATTGGCAAGCAGGCTATGAAATCGCCTTAGATGAAGTCGCTACTGAAATCGACAATGATTTAAAACAAGGCGACCAAACGCATTATCACGAACTCACGGAAATGTTGTGCGATAATGATAATTTCTGGCTTGCCATTGGTAGTGGTGCAAGTTATGAACCTTATAGACAAGAGGCGATTAAGAAAATTGCAGAGCGTGAATTGCACGCAAGAATGAATGATTATGACCCAGATTAATGGAGGGGCGAGATGACAAACCAAGTTCAACATCAACAAAATAAACAGACTCCTGCACTTAAAACATTTTTTGAAAGTGCGAATGTGCAAAATAAGATTAAGGAACTTGTTGGCAAAAATGCGGCAACCTTTGCAACAAGTGTTATGCAAATCGCCAATAGCAATGCAATGCTTAAAACAGCAGACCCAATGAGCATTTTTAACGCTGCTTGTATGGCAGCGACACTGAATTTGCCACTACAAAATGGCTTAGGCTTTGCCTACATCGTCCCTTTCAGAAACAACAAAGAAAAGAAAACTGAAGCGCAATTCCAAATTGGCTATAAAGGCTTTATCCAACTGGCACAACGTAGCGGGCAATTTAAACGCTTAGTCGCATTGCCTGTGTACAAAAAGCAACTTATCAAAAAGGATTTCATTAATGGTTTTGAGTTCGACTGGGAGAAAGAGCCAGAAGAAGGTGAATTGCCGATTGGTTACTACGCTTATTTTAAATTGATGAACGAGTTTTCTGCTGAACTTTACATGACGCATGAAGAAATCAATGCACATGCGAAAAAATACAGTCAAACCTACCGCACTTATCTTGATAAAAAAGCCAAAGGACAATGGACACAATCTGTATGGGCAGAAAACTTTGAAGCTATGGCGCTTAAAACTGTCATAAAACGCTTATTGTTAAAACAAGCTCCACTCTCTGTTGAAATGCAACAAGCCGTATTAGCCGACCAAGCCGTTGTGAAAGATGTAGAAAATCAAGAGTTCAACTACACCGACAATATTCAAGAAGCGGAATTTTTAGCGGTTGTTGATGAAGCCACATTCGAACAATGCAAACAAAGCATTACCAATGGCGAAACCACCCTGCAAGAACTTTGTGATAGCGGGGCTTATGAGTTTAGCCAAGAGCAGATTGCGGAGTTGGAGGCGATTGAGAATGGAAATGTGCCAACTCAAAGCTAAATGCTCTGGCTTGGCTGATTTAATAGTAAAGCCTAAAAGCGGTAACGGAATATCTGCTGCAGCAAAAAGTGCGGTGAGAAAGATAGTGAAATTTGATTTATTCGGTTATCGAGATTTTGAGGGGAATAAATACACCGAGAAAGGCATCGCACTGGAAGAGCAAGCCATTAAATTAAGCGGTCGTAAACGTGGCTTACCTCTTAAAAAGAACACGGAAAGACGTGAAAACGATTGGATTACAGGCGAGTGCGATATTTATGTGCCAAGCCGAAGATTAATCATAGACACTAAATGTTCTTGGGATATTGGCTCACACCCTTTTTTTGCTGATGAGGCGGAAGAAAAAGCCAAAAAAGCGGGGTATGACGCACAAATGCAAGGCTATATGTGGCTATGGGATTGTAGTGAGGCGCAAATTGATTTTGTCCTCCTCCCCACCCCTTACGACCAATTATCAAGCTATGATGACCCAAGTCGATACATTGACTTAGTTGAGCAAATCCCCCAAGAAAAACGTATCACCACCGTCACAATTAAACGTGATGAGAAAATCATCGAGCAAATCAAAGAACGAGTAGAAATTGCTCAAGAATATTATCAACAACTTATACAGGAGATGCGCTAATGGCACGTAATACCAACACCGTGATATTAGTCGGTCATTTAGGCAGTGACCCAGAAATCCGCCAATTCCAAAATGGAGGGCAAATTGCCACATTTAATCTTGCTATCGGCGATGATTACCGAGATAAACAAGGTAATACAGTTAAACGTACGCATTGGATACCTATTGTGGTGCATGGCAATTCTGCTGATGTAGCAAGACAATATCTGCAAAAAGGCTCAAAAATCTGCGTAACAGGAAAACTAGTACAGGAAAGCTGGCAAGACCAAAACGGCAATAATCGCACCGCACTTAAAGTAGCGACACAATCCTTTGAAATGCTAGACAGCAAGGCAAACAATGAAACACAACAGCCAACCAAAGACAAAGAAAAACCTGACCCATTAAACGCAGCAGCAGAACAAGATGGGTTTAATGATGATATTCCGTTTTGAGTTACACCACAAGCCACTAACCAATAGTGGCTTTTTTATATCTCCAAAAAATCATTATGAGCAAAGACGCCAAAATACTAATGCAACAAATTGAACAGTTAAAGCAAGAAATTGATTTACTGAAAAAAGAAAATGAGCGGTTGCGTAGCCAAGCTGATTTTTGGTTTAGAGCAGCAAATGAGGGCAAGCCAACTACTTATATCCCAGAAGAAAGAAATTAATAAAAAGGAAAACCATGACACAACCAAACGAAATTAACATCAAACTCCCCTTACATAAATTCCAAACATTAATGCACCGTTATGTTAGAGACGCCCTACACGATAACGGCACAACCGTTTTAATCTGCATATACGATGTTAAAGAATATTGGGCGGCATTGGATAGCCATACAAGAGAAAGAATTAAAGGCGAAGTGAAATTTTTTATCAAGGAGTATCACCACCTACGCAATGATACATTCTTTAAGGAGAGTTTATCGGCATGGAGTGAATTAGCTGACTGGATAAATGAAAACCGCAGTAGCACATCAACAACTGGCACAACAGCAAAACCGATTGTGCCTGTGTTGCCTGTGATTAATTTAAAACAGAGGGAAAGATGA